TCTCAAACGTACCTTCAATTGATATGTGGTTCATATGTTTATGTATGGTTTTCCAATGAAAGGCGAAGGCTCTCTTACTTAATTCCGTAAAATAAGGTAGTACCATTTCATATCTTTCTGGGTCATAGTTGTGCCAATTTCTTAACACATTTTCTATTGCATATACATAACAATCATGTTTATCATCAGCATCTTTATATCTAAACTTTAAGTGTGTTCGTTTAACAATCAAAACAATATAGTCTATCATCTTTCTTGTTAGAATTCCTTGGTTCAAACTTATAAGTATTTCGTACCGTAGTTTTCGTTCATCCACGTAATGATTTTGATTATTAACCCTACTTGTTATAAGATGTTTAACTTCATTATATCTTTTTAGATAAACTTCACCTGCTTCTTTTTCGTTTTCATATAAGCCTAAATACTCTCTTTTCCCGTTATACACAAGGCTGACCTGCCATTTGTTAGCCAACCTGTGAAACGTGACACCCTTATATTGTGATGCTGTATCTCTAACCATTCTGTAAATACAATTCAATCAAGACAAGTAGTTCATCACGGATTTTTCTTACTTTATCTTTATCATTAAAATGAACAAGTAGTTCATAATTTTTTTCAATTATTTTCTCACGTATAATATCTTTCATCCTAATATCTTATCTATTTTATCTTGTCTTGTTAGTTGTAGTAAATATAGATTGAATGGTTGTAATACTACTGTGAAACCACCATTTCTTATTTCCCAAACCGTATCATTTACTTTATGTAGGGTTTTACCATTTAGCATGTTTTTCATCACACTTTTAGGAAGTTCGTGTTGTCTTATGATATTTCTATTGTGTTCCATATAGTCACTATACTGGTCAAGTTCTTTATCACTATACATTATTTCAATCCTCTTGCTCTTTCATATACAAGGTTGTTATAATCATCCTCATTAAAATTATCAGTGGCAAATCCCGCAAGGATACTTTCCATTTCATAATCTACTGCTGCTTCTTTATTAGACATTTTACTATCTTCATAACTTGTGGCGAAATCTACAAAAACCTTTTGTAACTTTTCATACACCCAAAATCTTTCATCATTTTTCATATCTATTTAGTCTTTTTGTTATTTTTTTCGTTATAGGATACTATTAGTTCATTAACTATTTCACTATATGTTTGTTTCTTTTCTTTAATGACCATTAGTTCAACCATTAATTTATCTAATTTTGGTTTTAGTTCGCTATCTAATGATAGTGTAATCCATTTTGTTCCTTCTTCATGTATGTTATTTTGTCTATTATAGACATTATCTTTATACTTTACTATAAACTCCTTTTCTTTATTAAGTGCAGTATTTCTATCTGATGTTAGTATAGTTTCTAAAATTATTAATTCTGGTCTTAAATCATTTAATTTTAATTTGTCTATCCAATCTGTCTTATCATTATTATTTGATGGATAAAAATGTTGTTTATATCTACTTTCAACATTTTTAGATACCCCTACATATTTTATTATCCCATCCGTTGGGTCTTTTAGTCCATAAATCTTATATTCTATTTCTTCCATATTATCATTGTTTTTTTGTTATATTAGTTATATTAGTTATATATATTAAAGTTTAGTCTTCCTTTAATAATTTATTGATTCTATCATTCCTTATTATATTCTTTATTGTAGTTGGTTCAATTTCATTAATTTCATCTAATTTTTTGAATAGTTCATAAGCATATACTTCATTAAGTATTATATCATCATCAATTTGATATACTGATGCAACATATTTAGAGTTTTCATTATGTTTAACATGAAGTTTTACAAGTTCTGGTTCATCTGGCCATTCGTCATCATCAGTTTTATTATAATCAAACATATCTACATAAATGTATGGTTCTACATCATATAGTAAGTCATCAAAGTATTCTTCTAATAGTTCTGAATGGTTCATATTAATTATTTCACTATCAATTTCTTCTATATCTATTTCTATCTCTCTAACACTTGGACTTAGATGCCAAGTTGTTACCAATAATTTCTTTTTCATAGTCTATTTTTTTTATAGTCATTATGTACCTTACCTCTTATCCATGCATCATTTTCTTTTAAGAAATCTATACTATATGCTTTGAATTCTGTACCATCAATATTTTTTTTTAATATACCATTTGTAAATAATTTATTCCTTATTTTATCTATATCTACTAAATACCATTTAAGTATTTTAGTTTCTTCAACATTCATCCATCCATAAAAATATATTTGACCCATTCCATTTGATAGTTTTGTAATTTCTGTAGGTCTATTCTTTTTACTTTTACAACGTATTGTCATATCATCATACTTAAAGTAACTATACGTTCTAATTCTTACTGATACTTGTGTATTACCAAATATCATATCATATGATAAGTTCTTATCTTCATTATCGGAACTTAATTTTATATCAAAACAACTTCTGGGTAATAATATACGATTTTTATATAAAATATCACCAATTTCTTTTGAAAATTGTCTTTCTTGGTCCCTAATTTCCATGTTCTAATATGTTTTTATTAATTTGACTATGATTATATTCATCTAATTCACATAACCAATAGTTTCTTTTCAATCTTGATGCTGCAATTCCAGTTGAACCATGACCAGCAAATGGGTCTGCTATTATATCACCTTCATTAGTTGTTGCTTTAATAAGTATTTCAAGTAGGTCAATTGGTTTTGATGTTGGGTGTTCTGTTACAATTTCACTTCCATTCAATACATCTTCAGGTCTAAAATTAAGTTTAGGACTTCCTTTAACTGCGAATATAATTCTTTCGTGTTTAGGACTAAATGAACCTGTTAGGTCACCACTTCCATGATTATTCTTAACCCATATGATACTATTCTTTATAGTAAATCCTACTTCTTCAATCATAGACATAAAGAACCTTTCTTGTTTCCATCCAATAAAACTGAATAGAACTGAATCATCTGCCATTTTAGAATAAAGATTAATATAAACTTGTTTAGTTATATCAACAGCATTTTCAATTGTATCATCATTTTTGATACCACTATCCTTTGCGGTTGCTGTTCTTCTGTTTGATATAAACTGCATTCCATACGGAGGGTCAGTTAAGACACACTTAATATTATTTGGTGCATTTAGTGTTTCTTCAATAGAATTTCCAAGTATAATGTTATCTACTATGGGTGTGTTCTTTGATAGTTCAATTTGTTCTGCTTTTAAGTTGGCAGCCTTTTGTTGTAGTTCTTCTTTTTTAATTTCTTGATATGCTTGGTTTATACTTATTTCACCTGTATTTAACTTTTCTTTTATTTCAGGTGTTGCGACTGATTGTATAACTTTTACTTTTGCTATTGTATCGTGTGATACACTTGCCACCTTTGCAAGTTCTTTTCTTGTTTCAATAGGTGGTATTATACTTTCCGCAGATGTCTGCTTAATGTCAGTTCTTGTTCCTTGTCTTTCCTTTGCTTTTTCCTTGAATACACTTTCAAGTTCTAATGCTAAAACACTTCTTTGGTAGTTAGATAAGTTTCTTCTACCAAATTGGTTGTTAATCATCCATTCACGAACATCACTTTCACTATTAAATCTTTTACTTTCGGTTTCATAATCTAAACCCCAACGTGTAGCAATTTCATAACGGTTATGTCCATCAATAATAAACCCATTCCAAGTTATAATTTTTTCACGTATTCCTTCTGCTAAACAATTATTTTCAAGTTGTCTAAATTCTTCTGTGGTTAATGCTGGGATTAACTTCTTAAAATCTTCTTTAATTTCTATCATACTATTTTATTTTTTTGTTATATTAGTTATATTAGTTATATATATTAAAGTTTATAGTTCCCCTAACTTTATTTAATTAAAAAACCCATACATATTTAGTGTATGGGTTTTTTAATTATCTTACTGTTGTAACATTTGTTGAACCGGTAGATGTGTTTGTTTCAATGATGTAGTAGTGACCACCTACATTGATTCTTTGTATATCAATAGTTGATGAACCATTTCCTACCCAAGGAAATCCTTTATAGTTCGCTATTTTTTCTGCTGTACAACTTGTTAAAGATGATACTAATAAGATAAGACTGATAATTTTGATAGTTTTCATAGTTTGTTTGTTTTAGAGTGTAAATATACAATATATATTTAGATATACCAAGTCTGTTTCAATATATTTTTTAGTATAAATAGAAATACCCACATCTTCATAATGTGGGTATTGTTAGAAAGCATATAAGTTAGGGCCAACTTCCTTATATATATGTTATATACTTTTAGTAAATAAAAGTTTATTTTATTTATTTTTGTTTTTTTACTAAACAAGCGGTTAATAATTTTATATATATTATAATAGAAAGCAATTAAGAATAAATAGACGGAAATAGTAATACTTATAAGTGGAGGGCCGATGATTTTAACCGCAGCACTTATATTAGAAATACCCTACTGCGAGGACTATATAAAGGGTAACCATGGCATAAACATCCTGAGTGGTATATATAGCGGACTATCGTAAAGTTTGGAAGTTGGGGATGCAGTTATAAGACACGATGTTCTATAATGATTATGATACTTTATACTTCAAAATATAAAAAGTTTTCATAGATGATGACCTCCCATTGAGACAGAAATGTAGCAATGGTAAGGAGGTTGTCATCCGATTAATCCACATTACCTTCAACAATAGGATTATCTTAATTATTTAATATACTAAATTACCCACCACAATCCTAATACAGAATTTGAATAATAGACAACACGTTAGTGGTTGTCGTTTAAGATAATAAATTACCCACCATAATCCTAACACAGAATTTGAATAATAGACAACACGTTAGTGGTTGTCGTTTAAGATAATAAATTACCCACCATAATCTTAACACAAAAAGACACCACCTTTTCAAGTGATGTCTTTTACCTAAATAAAAAAAACAATAATTAACAAACATTTAATTCATAACTATATTCACCTTCAATATCATCAAAGGTTTCTATATATTTGGATTTAATATCACTAATGATACTAAATATATCTTTTCTATTACTTTCTAATACTTCTTCATCACCGGACCAAAGTTCAATAACATTCCAATCACTACTATAACATATTTCTGTTTTACCAATCTTAAATCTAAGATACAAAACACCAAGGTCACTTAACTTTTCACTAATCAATTTAATTTTCATAATTTTTCTGTTTTTATATTTATCAAAGATACGGACTATTTATTGTTCTACCTAATTAATTAGTAAGTAAAACGAACTTTTTCAAATTGATATTCAAGAACTTTTGAAAAAACACTTCTTAAAGTTTCCTCATATTCTTCTTTTGATTCACCTTCAATAAATTCACATCTATCAAGGATATATTCAATCTCACATCTTTCCCATTCATTATAATCTATATCGTCATTGTTACTATCGTCATTCCACTTTTCAAAAAGTTCAACAATTTCCCAATTGGTACAAACTTCTCTTTCTAATTCTGTCATAATTCTACTTTTCATAATTTTTCTGTTTTTATATTTATCAAAGATACGGACTATTTATTGTTCTACCTAATTATTTTTATAAAAAAACACCACTTTTTACAGTGATGTTCTCTTACCTAATAAATAATAATTAATACGAATTCCATTCCGAATACATACTACCTAACCGGTGTAAAACTTTTATACATTCATTATCTGTCAGATTTTCATGGTCTAACTCCATCCAGTATTCTGGGTCATCTAAAACTTCTACCATTTCTATGAATGTTTCATCTGGATAGATGTTACACATTCTACTAACCACTTCTTGTAATTCTGTCATAATTTCTATTTTTTATCTGTTATTTATTTATCAAAGATACGGACTATTTATTGTTCTACCTAATTAAACATGATATTTATAACCATTTTTTTCAAGTTCTTCTATATAATCTAAACATTCAATTATAATTTTTTTACTCTCAATTGAACGTTTAGTCTTTAATATTTCTGATAACATATCATAATATGCTACCGTTCCACGTAATTTACATTCGCTTTCAATAGCTAATCTAATTACTAATCTAACTGAATCTGTCATAATTTTTCTGTTTTTATATTTATCAAAGATACGGACTATTTATTGTTCTACCAAATTATATATTATAATTCTACTAAATTATTTTGTAGGTCATTCATATAGTCATAATATAATTCTACAATTTCAATTATAAAATGTGATAAGCCATATCCACTTACGATTTCACCATATAATTCATAAAAGTTATCATTATCAAAATCATCATCATAAATAGCATCATCATGTCCGATTTCACACATAATATCATTCATAGAATAATCTTCGGTTTTTAAATAATCAACCCAATTTGTTGATAATGATGGGTTTAACCATTTATAAGCAGCATCAAGTCCGATTTCAGTAAAGAATTCAATATATTTTTCACGAATTATATCATTAAGTTCTAAATCATCATATATTGAATTATCAACCAATATCTTTGGTTCTCTTAAATAATGGTCTTTGAAACTGTCTTGGTGTAGATTTACAAATTGGGTAGCATCCATTTTTGATAAAAAGTTATAGATTTTATCTGTTTCTAATGTTAATGTTAAATTGAATTCTCTTTTTTCTTGTGTGGTCATAGTTTCTTTTTGTTTCAACAAAGATATGGAAACTATTCAGTTATACCAAACAATTTTTCAATTATTTTCATTCTTTTTATATTCTTTTCATACTTTTCATCAAACAACTTAATAAAATCTTCAATTGACATGACTAATATATTGTTTTAATCGGGCATACATGATTGATAATTGTTCTTCATTTTCATAGTAATCTTTCAAATCGCTACCCCATATATTTATATAACTATCAATTAGTTTCAAACCATCAAAATAACTCATATTAAGGTCGTTTATTTCAATCCTTTTTAGTAATAGGTATATAGACCTTATATCTATATTTATTGCTTCTATATCAACCTTTTTTAGGGCTGACCTATTATCACCTAAATCACCTTTACATAAACAATCTTTACATCTACTATTGTAGTAGCACTTACTATCTTTCCTTCTTACAAGATAAAACCTTGCGAACGGTAATTCCTTTTGACACTTTTTACAAATCTTCATAAGGTATATATACAAAAAGACCAACCCTAATTGGATTGGTCCTTTAATAATTTTTCAATATATTCCCCTATTTTTTTAACGCATTCACTTATACTATCTTTACCTATATCGAAATTATGTAGAATCTTTCTAATTTCTTTAAGTTCATCATTATTCATCTGAAAAGTGGTTTGCTATAAATCTGTCTTTCTGCCCTACGTATTCTTTCATCCCTCACAATTGCACATTTCTCATATTTTTCAACACTAATTAGGTAATCTTCTAATCCTTCTAACATAATATCAACAATAGTTATATCAGGTTCAAGAAAAAGTAAGTATTCTAATTCGTGTATATCATATAGATTTGAGATTTCTTCAATTGTAAAATTCGTTAAGGTATAAATATCTTTAATTCTTTTAGCCATTTCAAATTATTATTTTTTAGTATATATAATTATTCCTTTTCTCCGAATAATAAACTATCTTTTGCTCTTAATAAAACCATTGCTAATGTGACCCAACCAGATAAGTCACTGGCTGTTTGTTTTCCTTGATACATTAAAACCCCACAAAATCCTAATACGATAATACCTAATATACTTGTTACTAATCCTTTATTTAATAATCTATCCATTTTCTTTATTTATTTTTATCTTAATGTACCACCTTTTCTATATGTAGCACCAGCATCTACAAGATATTTATAAACTGCAGCACCTACTGATGGACTTTTTCCTAAATCCCAACTTCCCCAACGATTTTCACCTGATGTTACACATACCGCATTTCCTTCAACAATATCCCTAAAACTATCAAATTCTATATTTTCGTATGTATATATATCACCACTATTAAACTTTATAACAAGTTCTTTACTTTCATCATTATACATAATCTTATTTACATTTGAACTATCGGCATCATTTCGCCATTTTTTTAGTTTAATAGGTGATACTATATGTTTGAACTTTATCATAATAATTATTTATTTTTATATATCTTTCTTTCTTGATAATTGTATATTAAGGTTTTTAATTTCCTTAGTCAATTCACGAACTGCGTCATAAAGAAGGTCAAACTTATCGGTTAGGTGAATATGGTTATTCTCTAACAAAATTATTCGGTCTTTATTACTTGATACATCCTTTTTTAATCCTTCAACTTCCGCCATAACTTTATCATGTGATTTTTCGCTATCTGCTACTGACTTTTTTAGAAAGTATGATATTATTAAGATTACAACACCACCCAACCAATAGAAAAATTGTTCCATATTTATATTATATATTTATTTTATTAATTATAAACCTTAATTTCAAATGTTGCTCCATTCATAATACCATTAGCCCCTCTAAATAAATTAGCATAAAACTGCCATGTATATACTTCAATAGCACTATCACCGAAATATACATATGTTCCCGTGGTTATATAAGCATTACCACCTATACCAATTGATATACTTATAGCAGTTTTATTATTAGTAAATAATCCAACTGAAGTACATGTATAACTACCTACCCCGTCATAGACCCAAGTTATAGTACCAAGTGTATTTTGTAATACAGTAGCAACTGGTGCATTAGTTCCACTTTGTGTTAGTAAAGCAGTATATACTTTATAATCTAATGGGGCAGAAGGTCCAGTTGCCCCTATTGGTCCTTTTATATTACCCATAACGTGCCACGCACCAGTAGATAATAAATATAAATCACCATTAGTTGTATTCAAATAAGAATCCCCATCTTTTTGAATGCCATTTTCATCAGTAAGAATACTATTTGGATATAATGCGATTCCACCATAAAACCAATTACCACCGTTTAACCCACTTGTTCCAGACGAACCATTTGTTCCTATACCACTTGTTCCAGCAGAACCACTTAGTCCGTTAATTCCATTTATACCTGATGTACCAGATGTTCCACTTGTTCCAGAAGTACCAGATGTACCAGATGTACCAACAGACCCAGATGAACCTGAACTACCACTTGTTCCTGATGTACCAGATGTTCCACTTGTTCCAGAATTACCAGCAGACCCAGAACTACCAGTTGAACCACTTGTTCCTGATGAACCAGCACCACTTGTTCCAGATGAACCATTTAATCCAGCAGAACCATTAATATAAAAACCTTTTTCTAAATTAGACATTCCGGCATTTATAGTATTTATAGTAGAATTGAACTGTGACATGTCAGTCTTACCACCTAATGATATATTGATATTATCTATATCATTATTGATACTAACTATATCATTCTTTATAATTGATACAGTAGCACCTAAACTGATTAAATCAGATGCTAAATATGAATATGTAGTATCTAAACTATTTATTCTTGTTTCAATTTCATCAAAGTTATGATTAACAATACCGAATGCTGTTCTTAACTTATCACCCATTCCGTCATTCGGATTACTTGTGTTTATATTATCAAGTGTCATATATTTATTTATTTTTATTTTTTATTAAGTAATTGTAACTGAATCAATCCAAACATATTCGGATGTAAGTCCATCTGTATTTGTAGATAAACTTAAATATATATACTGACCTGGGTAATTATTATAATTGGTTGATGATTGTAATTGTGTAAAAGTATAATCTGCCCAAGTGTTAGTTACAGTAAATGTCTCTAATTTAAATATATCACTATTTGAATATAAGTTAGTATTATTATTATTACTACCAATACATATAGCAACATTACTTGTATCAAGTGCCTTCATTCTTATTACAATTGTCTTTGGTATAGGTATTTCTGGCATATAAAACGAACTTATTTCAACCAATGGTACATTTGTACTGGTGGTTTGCTTATAACCATTTTTTCTTATCCTTAATGAATTAGTACCTGTTGAATACTGTGTATTATCTGAATATATAAGTCCATTGGTAAATAATTTATCACCCTCAATATCCTTAATATTAACAGGATTACCTTTTAATGTAACACTATCTACAATAAAAATAGACCCAGATAGATTTGGTATAATTTGTATTATATTTTTACTTGGAATTATTACCTGTAAATCACAATCTGAAGTTTTTAGAAAAAATGGTCCTAATGTTGTTACTAATCCATGATACAATATATCCCTTAATATAATTCTTGCACCAGTACCACCAAGTGTAAAGCACTGATTATCCCTTGTATATTCTAAATTTAATAATTTAATATCTGCTACACAATTAGTAATATTTGATTTTATGGAATAATAATTAACGGGACTATTTTTAATCCATAAATTATTAATTACAAACTTAATATAATCACCTTTTACACTACCTCCTGTATTTGCAGGTAAATATAAATTATCAATAATAAGTATATTATATGCATTTAATAAACCTGGAAATATTCCACCATATGAAAAATCTATTGTAAATAATGAATTCAACCCAATATTACATACACCTATACTAACAGCAAAAATAGCGGGTACTGTAGTATATGTGACAAATTGTAAATTACCAATTTTATGAGGAGTAGAAGTATTATTCCATGTAGTCCCACTAAATGCATTCATAGATGCAAATATTATATTATTTAATGATATATTTAATAAATTGGAAGAACCACCTCTTAATACAGTACCACTTGTTCCAGTGGCAGTAAATACAAATGATGTATATCCATCTTGTAATGTGAAATTGTTAGTCCAACCTGCTTGTATTTGAATACCAGACTTTGTAGATGCTGTTGATAAGTCTTCAAAATTCGTACTACTGGTTCCTGTTGTATAATGGTTAGTTGTTAATCTTTCAACAGAATAACTACCAGTTGCATAACATACTGCATTTGATAATGTTATAGTTGTTGTTGTTATCGCATTTACTTTACAAAAGACCTTTCTATTTCCAAATACAGGGTCTTTAACACTAAATAAAGTACCCACTGGCATCAATGTAGTAAGGTTTTGTGATGTTGTAACTGTCGCACTATTATGTGTAAATCCTAAAGTACCGGGTATATCTGTATATCCAGAACCTGCAACATTAATTATATCATCATTTGATGCAACTGAAAAACATTTAACAATTGTTTTATAAGGTGTTGCGATTGTACCATTACCAGTTGTATCACTTCCACTTATATTATCTGAGTACCAAGTAGCCATATTTTATTTTATTTTTTCTTCTATATATTCAGTACATTGTTCAATTGTACCACTATATTCAATCTTTATATATATGCCATTTACTAAAATATAAACATAATATATATTTTCAATCTTTTGAATTGACCATATCAATAAATTATTATCCACCATTGTTACAATTTCTTCCATTTAATTATTTTAATTTTATATTTAATCCATTTGTAATCCAACCAGTCTCCGAACTATTAAGAACTATATTTAATCCTGATGTAATCCAACCACCACTTATGACAGGTGTGCTTCTTTGCCATATTAAAGTTGTCGCCCTGTATATATAATTTATATTAGTTCCCCCTCTTTTAACATCTGTTACTGATGTTATATTCCTTAATAAATTCATTATTCAATAAAGTATATTGTAGTTGAAGACCATGCCCCCAATGCCGTATATTGTGCTTGTGTTCCAGACCATACGTTATTTATTGTATTTGGTCCTGATGATGCAATACCACCACCTGTTCCAGATGTTCCATTAAGACCACTTGTACCGGATGAACCGTTAGTTCCTATACCAGATGTTCCGGCAGTACCGGATGAACCATTATTTCCAGATGTTCCCGAACTACCATTAGTTCCTATACCACTTGTTCCAGATGAACCGTTAGTTCCTATACCAGATGTTCCAGCAGTTCCAGATGAACCATTATTTCCAGATGTTCCTGAAGTTCCACTTGTCCCAGATGAACCATTAAATCCACTTGTACCAGATGTACCAACTGAACCAGAACTACCAGATGTACCTGTAATCCCAGATGTACCTGTAGTCCCAGATGAACCATTAAATCCACTTGTCCCAGAACTACCAGATGTTCCAGATGTCCCTGAAAAAGAACCCACTGATGTTGTAACAAAAGAATAGGATTGTGTTCCCTCAGTTAGCCAAGTAACATCATGATTACCATTTGTTTGGTCAGCAACATATATTTTAACAACCATTCTATTAGTTGGACTAATTGTAGTTGTAGGTAAAGTTAAATTAACAAATGCTTCTACTGAAGTTATATTATCTATCCAGCCAAGTTGTACCGTGTTAGTTTGTATAGGTGACCCAAGTAAAGTTCCAGTTGTAGTATCAAATAATTGTATAGTAACAAATGTATCTATATTTGTACCACTTGATGCTTTAAGAAAGTGTAAGTGAAATAATTGATTACCGCCTGGTATAACATTAAATCCTAATTGAGGTGTTATAAATTGTTGAACTAAAACTGGGGTTGTTCCATTAGTTGTAGTAAGTATAGTTTGTTGAACTGAACTTGTTACTTCGTCAGTTAAAACTTTATATATATTGTATGTTGTATCTGTTTCAGATTGTTTGAAATAATATACACGACCTGATGATATACCATCTTGTCCGTTTATACCTGATGTACCTGATGAACCATCATTAGATACACCTGATGTACCAGAAGTTCCTGTTGTACCACTTGTACCATTCATACCGGACGTCCCAGATGAACCATTTAATCCGTTTATACCTGATGTACCACTTGTACCATTTAGACCTGTTAAACCATCTGTTCCTGATGTTCCTGATGAACCATTTAATCCATTTATACCAGAAGTACCTGATGTCCCATTAGAACCACTTGTTCCAGTTAAACCATCTGTTCCTGATGTACCTGATGAACCACTTGTTCCTACTAATCCGTTTATACCTGATGTACCAGAAGTTCCAGATGTTCCACTTTCCCCACTTGTTCCAGATGAACCATTTAATCCGTTTATACCAGACCCATTACTTTCACCACTTGCTATTGCGACTAAATGTCCTTCAAAATTAGAATATAATACTTCTGTAAAACCATACCATATTTCAATAGAACTTTCAGTTTTATTTACAAATTGTACTGGATAATCAGTAGTATTAGAATAATCTGGTGATATCCCTGGGTCAAGTGTGTATATAAAATCGGTAGAATAATTAGTATCATTAAAAGGTGTATCAAAATAAACTACTTTACTTACCCAACCACCACCAATATCAGACCACCCTGTATTATCAACAAGTATATTTTTAGAAGGTAATCCTAAACCATTTAATCCACTTGTTCCAGCACTTCCTGATGAACCAGATGAACCATTTCCACCTGACGCACCATCCAAATTAATAGTCCAAGATGTATATGTTCCAGTACCTACTGTTCTTGTTGGAATAGCAAATGATAAATCACCAGTTAAATCATTATATGTAATAACTTCACATTCTTGAAAGTTATTAACATCATAAACTATAATAATAGATTGTGCTACTGAATATCCTAATCCAGTCCCAACTACTAATGTACCAGATGTTCCTAATGTGAATGAAGAAGTTGATGTTGTTCTATATTTATCACCATTCAATCCAGAAGACCCTGCTGACCCACTTGAACCGGTTGAACCTGAACTACCTGAAGTACCACTTGTTCCTACTGACCCACTTGAACCAGATGAACCGGTTGAACCTGAAGTTCCAGATGTTCCCGAAGTTCCTGATGTACCAGTTGTACCAGAAGTTCCTGATGTACCATTTTCACCACTTGACCCGGATGAACCAGATGTTCCTACTGACCCACTTGAACCTGAAGAACCAGATGTTCCTACTGACCCACTTGAACCTGAAGAACCTGAAGTTCCACTTGTTCCGGAAGTTCCTGCTGAACCTGAACTACCAGATGTACCATTTTCACCACTTGACCCGGATGAACCAGTTGAACCTGAACTACCTGATGTACCAGAAGTTCCTGAAGTTCCAGATGAACCACTTGTACCATTCATACCAGATGAACCGGCTGAACCAGATGTTCCTGATGTAATAAGTGACATATCATTATATAAGTCAGCAATAATTTCATTTTGTGCTGCTACTTGTGAATCAATGTTGTATATTAAGTTATTAATATCATTTATATTACCCTGAATTTGTGGTATATAAACCAATTGTGCTGTTATATTATCTAATGCTGTTTGTAATCCAGTAATTTGTGAGATAGTTAAGACATTAGTTCCTGCTAATAAATTGTTAATATAATCAAAGTTTTCATTTACTATGTTAAAGGCTATTCTTAATCTATCACCATTACCATCATTAGGAACAAGTCCAATATTTATATCTGTAATCATTTCTTATCTTTGTTTTCTTTTTTATCCTTTTCAGTCTTAACCTCTTCGTATAACTTAGCAAGTTTAATCTCTTGACTTTCTTTAATCTTATACTCACCCCTTTTATTATCCATTAACAATTATTATTACCTTTTTTAATAAACCATCCACCATAAGTTCTATATTTAATATCACCTGTTTTAATATATTCTGGAACTGGATTATCTTTTATCCAAGTTAAAAATTGGTCTTCATATAGTCTATAAAGTTTTCTTGAACTTTCAACTAAATAATCCAATTCTACTTTTGTAACGGTTTCACTTGAATCAGTTTTAGTTTTAGTTATACCATTATTACTAACCATATAAGCACCTTGTGCTATATATATTTCCGCAGAACCGTGAATAATCATTTCTTTAATATAATCATCAAACATCTCTAAATATAATCCAGATAATGTTTGTTGTTCAAAATCATTAGATATTTTATTATACAAAGCAGTACCTAAAACTGGTTTAATAAGAAGATTTTGACATGCCTTAATTGCTTGTAAGTATCTATCTGTATCTACGTTACCACCGATTAAAGTGTTGCGAGTTAATTCCTCTTGTTTAATTAGAATTGTAGTTAATCCCATTTTATTGTATTATATTTTTTTCTGTTGCCGGCTGAACTGTTAGTTCTTCATAGTTCTTAAATTCTAACTTAACATTAGGATTATTCTTTTTGAATGCTCTTTCTAAATTAGCAGTAAGTATCTTTCTCATTGGATTGATTTGACTTCTATATAAAATCTTTAATGATTGTACCATTTGTTCTGCCACTGAACTAAATCCAGATGCCATTGGTAATCCAAATAATGATTTGTCATTTACTTTGTGTGCCAACATAATCTTTTCTAAACATTCTTGACTTAAAAATTGAAATTGTGAATAAGCATCTGTGATTTCAATACTATCAACTGTTGTAGCATTATCTTTATTATCATTGAATGATATAATTACATTACCCGCACTATTAGAACCAGTAACTTTTCTTAGTATTGCTGCTTCTGTTTCTTCCATTGCTTCTTCACTATCAGTAGTTCCTTGGTTGATATTAATAATCTTACCCGCACTAAAATTGTTCTTGATATGTTTGTTGTAGTAGTTAGATAGTTCTTCTTCTGTTTGACAGTATTGAATTCCTGATTGCCAATCTGGAAGGGCATAAACTGGTTGTGCTGATTGTCTTTTGATATAAAGTATTTCTGTTTCAAATCCATTTCCACATCCAAGTGCTGGATATTCTAATGGTTTATATTTAGTAACAAATCTCCAATCAAATGAATACCAATATGATTTAACATCATCTGTTATATCTGCTTCTTTATTCACTGCGATTGACTTGGTTGGCACATAATATAATTTACTAAGATTACCACCAAAATTATAAATAACTTGAAACGCACACGCACCTTGCATCTTAAAATCTGTTACAGCATTTCTTAAATCTTCTTCACCTAATATAGATGTTATATCAATAGACCCAGATACATCTTCAAGTCCTTCACCAAGTATATAGTTTGTAAAATTATCTATAATAGATTGATTTGTTGGTGACCCCAAATAAGCATCTTCAACAGTATAGAAATAACTATTATCAGGACCATTTGTAATCCACTTTCTACTTGATATAAGTAACGATTGAATATCAACCTTTACATATTTATTCATTTCTAATAAATGTATTCTCTTCATATTTATATTTATATTTTAATTATATTATTGTCAGAAATCTTATGTAAGATATAATTATCTAAATCTGTTTGTATAGTTGATAGTATATTACCTCTCCATATCAGTCTATCATCCATATCAGTTATTCTAACCTCATAAGTTTCACCATCCTTAAATATATGTGCGAAAGTGATTAACATCTCACCATTCGTTTCTATTGCAGTTAAAGTTAAAGTGTTTTTGATTTCTTTTATTTCATTCCAAAGTATCAACTTAACTTGACTATTAAAAAATCTATATGGAACTCTTAAAACATAGTCATCAGGTATAACTTCTATCTGGTCTGCTGATACAATTTCATTATCTACTGATATAAGTGTGCTATCAACTGTTAAAAAGTCATCAATGCTATATATGTTAATTATCTTTAGGCTCATTAAACTTATTTTATTTATAATAAAGACACTAAACTATGATTTTGTTTATTAAATAAAAAAACCCTACTCAAATGAATAGGGTTTAGTTTTTAATTATAATAATAATTATACTGCTACAGATGCTGTTGCTGCTGCTGCTTTAAGTGCTGTTGAAGCAGTACCTGATAAGTACCATACTGGGTTAGCCTCAGTTGCTACTGCTACTAATGAATAACCAGATTTTGAATCTAATGTTCCACCTACTTCAATTTTCGCTGTTACTTCACAACCATATTTTTCCCCTAAAAGGATTATATCACCGTTGTTTCTTTCAACAAATATTTGTGGTCTTCCGAACACTAACATTTTCATTTGGAATTCTAATTCACTTGATAATTTAGGTAGTGTAAAATTAACTGTTTGTGTAAATATAGTTGTTCCATTGTCTCTTGAACTTGTAGAATCCTGTGAAAAAGTATTCGCACTATTTTTTAGTTCAAACTTAAATGTATTTGATGATGTAATTGTTACAGGTAAAGTTGTGATAATATGTCCAACTGCTGTTGAAGAACCATTAAACGCATATTCACCATAGTTAGTTATATAAACCGCTTTAATACCACCAGCATCATCTTTACATGGAAGTGTAGTTCTACCTTTTGATAAGTCACATGCCATTTTCTTTTATATTTTTTTTATTAATATAAGGGGTTAAATAAATAACCCCATTATATTATGATTGGTTGGTAGTATTATACTTTAGATAAAACAATTTCAGAACCGAATGAATAACCAACACCTGCTGTGAAAACAATTTTAGTTCTCAAGTTACCAGATAGGTCACTTTCGTCCATATCTTTAATAGATACGTTGTTCAAATCTGCTTCCAATCCTGTTAAGAAACCAATATTTTTAGTTCTGTAAGCAAGGATATGATTTGAAGGAAGACCTGCTACTGAAATAACTGGTAATCCGATATAGTCCAATTCTTTGTCACCAACTGGGGAACCAACCATGTAGTTTCCAATTTGAGACATTTTGTAGTTTCTTGCTACGTTAGGTGAAACCACGATTACTAAATCAGTATCTGATAAGATTTCTTCTGGGATAGCTGAATAAACTTCTGCCAAT